CTTTTAATTTTTAGTTTTAAATATTATAATTATATTATTTTTATAATTATATATATTATATTATTAATAATGAGTGTAACTATTGATAATGATGTTTATAATATAAAGCTAGCTAATTTTGATAAGCAAAATTTTATAAATAGTGAAATTTCTAATAGAAACTATCCATCAAGTGGATTAACTATGAATTTTTCATTTAGGCCAGTAAATACTAAATATACGTTTATGCCGACGGTTGCTCCGCTAGTAAAATCAATAGAGCCTATAGTAAATTATAATAATTATGATACTAGTTCTGTTTTCTTTCCTGGAACTAGAAAAATGCATTATTGCGGGTTTGCTTCCAATGTAGATAGAGAATCTACTTTGAGAAATCAGTTTTTTGCTCTACAAAAGGCAGACCAAAAAGCATATATTCCACCTAGCACCAGTGATTTATATGAAAACAACATAAATTTTGCACCCAAAAATGAGAATTTAGATAGCCATTTATTATTTAGAGAACAACAATTTCAAGACTTTAATCCAAATAGATTTTCAACAATAGGAAATGAATTATTTTATAATTCGACACGAGTTCAATTAAAAAATATAAAATAAATTTATAATAAAATGCTTAACACTAGCACCACATTAAAAGAAACTAAAGAAAAAAAGAAAAAATCAAAACAATTAAAAGTAGTAAGTATAGATTTAATACAAACACAAGAGCAAGAGCAAGATAAAGATAAAGAAAAATTAGAACAAGAAAAATTAGAACTTGAGAGATTAAAGGACCAAGAGACTTTACAAAAGCAAAAAGCCGATCTAGCAATAAACAATATTGATTTACGCTATTTTGCAAACCAAAACCATAACCCGTCTTTTAGAACAAATAAATTAGAACAATTACTAAGCGCTAATTATTTATTAAAAGACATTTATACTAATATAGAAGAAAACATAGCCACTTACAAAGAACAAATAATTAAATATAATGCAACAACTTTAGAAAAACTTATAGAAAATAGCGATGACTCTAAAATAGCAAATGGAGAGAAATACAAGCTTTATTATTTGTTATATATATTACATTTAATAAGCCATTTAAAGGAAAAAAAGCTCAAAAACTCTATAAAAGAAGAGCTTAAAGACTTTACAAACGCACACAATTATTGCGACGACACCTCTTTAAATGATTTCAATTTACATAATGCAACACTAAATAGTATGTGCGCTAAAAAATGCATAACAAATTTAGATTTGTTTGTTGTTAGAAAAAGCTCAAACACTAAAAGAAAAATACTTCCACAAAAACGCAGTTAAAAAATTATTTTATATTACTATATTAAATAATACTATAAAATAATATGTATAATACATTTAAGAAAATAGGTCGCAAATCAAAAAAAAATACGCGAAAATTTAACAAACTTAAATGCTCTCCATATCAAACTAAATATGTAGACAGGGAATTAAAACAATATACATGCTATACTCGTAATAATTTACAATTATTTAAAAATGTTTGGAATGCTAATAATAGCGACAAAATTTTGACTAATAATAGTAAAGAAATATGGGATTTTTTCAAGAATAAATTGGATAAGCAATGCTATGATGAATTATGTTGGTTAGAAAAAACGCCATTAAGTAAAGTTAATAATAGAGAATTATTAATAAAAGAAATATTTAAGCCGTTTTCTCCCGAAACTTGGTCGTCAAAGCCCAATACGTGGCTCTCTAGTGTTGATATAACTAAAATAATGAAACAATATGAAAAATCCCATAAACATTTTAAGTTTATAGGGCCGACACCTATAGATTTTGATACAAAAGAAATGTTTTCTACTTGCGTTTGGGAGCAATTATGTAATTTTAATTTAGAAAATCATATTAAAAATAATATTAGCAAAATTGGAGTAATATTTAACACTGACCCTCATAATAAACCTGGAAAACATTGGATATCCTTATTTGTTGATTTGACTAGAAAGTTCGTTTTTTACTTTGATAGTAATGGAACAAGAATGCCAAAACAAATAAAAGTATTAATAAACAGAATCGTGGATCAAGCGCGCAATTTAAATATACAATTAACTGTAGATGATAATGAAGGTTTTACTCATCAATATGGCGACGGGCAATGTGGTATGTATGCGCTATATTTTATAATAGAATTATTACAAGAAAATAAAACTTATAGTTATTTTAAAAATACACGCATAAAAGACAGCACAATGAAAAAATATAGGAAAAAATATTATAATGAGGCAAACATAAAAATGAATTCGGTGTTTATTGATTAATGATTTATAAATAACATATTGAACATCGTCTTGCTATATAGAAATTTGGTTGCTTTTGTAAAAGGCATTATGCTTATGCTTTCAATATGATGTATTTATAATAAAAAATTATATTCAATTTTTTTATTATAAATACATAAAATTACTTTAAAAATTGATATATTTTATAAATGTAAATTTATAAATTATATAATGCTAAAAACTATACCATTAACCGGTGTAATATATTTATATAAAAATAAAAATACAGGTGAAAATCTATATGTAGGACAAAGTTATCAATTTGATAAAAGAATTAAAGATCATCTTAGAATGAACAGAACTCGTGCTGATGTAAAATTACGAGAAATAGGTGAAGAAAATATAGAAATTTTGATTTTGCACGAAAAAATATTTAATGATTATACAGATAATAAACAAAATAGAGAAGCTTATCAAATTTGGGCAAATCATATGGAAAAAGAAGAGATTAAAAACTATGATACTTATGAAAATGGATTGAACGGAACAAAAGGAGGACAACACGATAATCAAAAAGATGCATTTATTGAATGGAGCCATAAACTCTCTATGGAATTTTTTGAAATATTTATAAAAGCAGCAAAAATATATATTCAAAAAGAAAACAATATATTGGGTGCCTGTCCAAGAAATTATATAATAATGGAAATGGATAATTATAAATTAGGAGAGGAATTACATAAGTTTCGTTCTAACGAATACAAGACTATATGGGCAGATGAAGAGTGTGTAAAATTACTTAATGAAGTAGGATATACAAAAACATCAAAAGATGCCGGTGTTGTTGCTTCTGACCGTTGGGGTAAGTCAAGAATAGATAATAAATGGGAAAAAATTAAACTTATATTGGAATGGATTTATAAAGAATACGAACATATTAATTTAAAACAAGGTTCTGATAATCCACAAGATTTTCCTAATGAATTATTAGAAGGATTGAACTATATAAAAATATCAAGCATAATTTATGATATTCGTAGTAAAAATGTAGTTGGTAATGATAATGAACGAAAAGAATTCTTAAAATCTTTAAATTATTTTGAAACAGATGATAAATTTCAAGACCATAAATTTATAATAGGAATGAAATGGTATTATGAAAACTTTAATTTTTCATATCCCCAACAATGTATAGTAATACCGAATAATACTAACTTACCAAAATATATGATTGACTTTAATATTGGGTCATTTTATGTAAATAGAACAAAAAATAATACTATTCCTGATGAGATAAAATATTTGATTGAGAAAAATAAAAATAAACCAAGACCATCATTAAAAGATTATTATAAAGACAATCCAGATAAATACAAAGAGATGTGCTCAAAACTAAAAGAAGCTCACAGTAAAGTTTCTCCATTAAGTTATAAAATTAGAAGTTGGAATGAAATATTAAAAAGAAAATTTGAACCATTAAAAATTACAAATTATAAACTAGATAAAAATAATGCTAAACAGTTCTATGTGTCTTCTACTCATTTTACTTTTACTTCAAGTGGTAATAATAAATATTTTAGAATAAGTAAATATAATACATTTTACAAATGTTATTTAGACGCAAAAAACTATAAAATTTTGTATTTTTATTCGCGCAAATGGTATATTAAAACATTCATAAAAAGAGCAAATTTAGAGCTTGAAAATGAGAAATTTACTTCTATCGAAACCGATAAACCCAATAAAAATTGAATTAAATATTATGAT